TCTTCCCGGCGTCCGGTCCAGTCAAGACGCAGATCGTTGGCGAGGTTACCGAAGAGAAGGAAAACAAAGCCACTCGCATCCAGACGGACATGAACTACCTGCTGACGCAGGACATGAAGGACTACCGGCCTGAGACTGAGCGCATGCTGTTCGGCCTGGCGCTGTGCGGTAGCGCCTTCAAGAAGATCTGCTTCGACCCGCTGACAGAGATGCCGGATGTGAAGTATGTTCCGGCGCAGGACTTCATTATGCCTTACGGCGCTACGTCTCTCACGACAGCCGACAGGTACATCCATGTGATGCAGAAGTCCTTGAACGACGTTAAGAAGCTCCAATACACTGGGTTCTATCGTGACGTTAACCTCCAGGCCGACTACGAGTCCAACTCTCAGCTTCAGGACAAGATTGACAAGATTAGCTACGAGTACAAGCAGGGGGATGATGAATCCGTTACTCTGCTTGAAGCTCATATCAATCTCGATATTTCTGGCCTGGAGCACACTGACGCTGATGGTACTCCTACTGGTATTGCATTACCTTATGTCGTCACAGTAGACAAAGCGTCTGGCAAGGTTCTCTCTGTATACAAGAACTGGGATGAGGATGATCCGAAGAAGAACAAGCTCATCTGGTTCTCTGCATACAACTATGTGCCCGGTATGGGTGCGTATGGATATGGCCTCATCCATCTGATCGGCGCGAATGCGAAGGCGTCTACCGCCATCCTGCGCCAGTTGATCGACAGCGGCACCTTGGCGAATCTCCCGGGTGGATTGAAGGCGAAGGGCCTGCGTATTGCCGGGGACGATTCCCCGATTCAACCTGGAGAGTGGCGCGATGTGGATGTGGCGAATGGGGATATCGCGAGGGCCCTGTATCCGCTGCCATACAAGGAGCCGTCTCAGACGCTGTTCCAGCTTCTTGGCAATGTGGTGGAGGACGGTCGCCGTCTGGCTTCGATTGCGGATGCCGAGATTGGGGACGTTAACGGGCAAGCGCCTGTAGGGACAACCCTCGCTCTTATGGAACGGGCGTTGAAGGTGATGTCGGCTATTCAAGCCCGTCTCCACGCCTCGCTCCAGGACGAGTTCTCCATCCTTGTTCGTGTAATCCGCGACAGTGGATCCGAACGCTACAAGATTGACTTCGGAGAGATCCAGGGCAGCAAGAAGGCTGACTTCGATAATCGCATCGATGTGATCCCTGTCTCCGATCCGAATGCGGCCACGATGTCGCAGCGGGTGATGCAGTACCAAGCTGCAATCCAACTCGCTGCCCAAGCGCCGCAGTTCTACGACCTGCCTGAGTTGCATCGAAAGATGCTGGAAGTCCTCGGCGTCAAGGATGTGAAGAAGATCATCCCCGAGAAGAATGACGCCCCGCTGTTGGACCCGATCTCGGAGAACATGAACCTGACGAATATGAAGCCTGCGAAGGCTTATCAGGTCCAGGATCACGAGTCGCACATCAAGGCCCACATGGCGTATGTCCAGAACCCTTCGGTTCAGCAGCAGTTGGGACAGAATCCTCAGGCAAACGCGATCTTCGGCGCTTTCATGGCGCACATTGCGGAGCATGTTGGCTTCGCTTACCGCTCTCAGATCGAGCAGAAACTGGGTATCCCGCTTCCGGCACCCGGGGAGCCGATGCCTGGGGATGTGGAATCGCACCTTTCTAAGGCGATTGCGGACGCTTCGCAGATGCTTCTTCAGCAGGCGCAGACTGACGCCCAGCAGCAGCAGTTCCAGCAGCAGGCTCAAGACCCTGTTGTGCAGTTGCAGCAGGCCGAATTGCAGATCAAGCAGGCTGAGTTGCAGCAGAAGGCGCAGGAAGCGCAGCAGAAAGCTCAGTTGGAGATCGTCAAGAACCAGACGAAGGCTCAGGTTGAGTCCGCTCGGATCCAATCTCAGGCGCAGGCCACCCAGCAGGCCGCTGTTCAGCGCCAGCAACAGGCTCAAAGCGAGTTGGCTTTGGAGAATCAGCGCCTCCAGATCGAGATTCAGCGCCTTCAGACGGAGCGCAAGGAGTCTGATGCCCGTATTTCCGCCGACATGCAGCGTCTCCAGACGGAAAACGACATGGCGAAGGCGAAGATAGCAGAGATCCTGGCGCGTATGGACTCCATGGGATCGAATGCTTAATCTCAAAGACAAGTTCTCTAAGAGAATCGACGAGCTTTCGGAGACTAGCGCCGCTTATCTAGTCTCTGGCTCGTGCGCAGACCACACAGAATACAAGATGATGGTCGGAAAACTCGCCGGATTGCAGCAGGCGAAGCAAGAGTTCCAGGAAATCTGGGACAAATTTGTTCACCAACAAGAAGAAGACTGACGCAGACGCTGTTTACGCGCAAAGGAAACTCATGAACGCACTTCCAACTCCGATTGGATACAAGATCCTTGTCAAAATGTACAAGGTCATCGAAGAAAAGACGAAAAGTGGGCTCTATCTGCCCGACCAGACGAAGCAGGACGAGAATACGGCGTCCTTAATCGCTCAGGTACTTGAGGTTGGGCCTGATGCCTACCGAGATCAGACCAGATTCCCTAGTGGACCGTGGTGCGCTAAGGGAGATTACGTCATTCTGCGTAGCTACTCGGGCACGCGCATCAAGATTGACGGCGAAGAGTACCGGCTCATCAATGACGACACGCCGGAAGCGGTTGTTCCTGATCCGCAGAAGGTTGAGAGGGTCTAATGCCGGAAGAATACATGGAATCTGAGCTCATCCTCCCTCAGCCTGAGGAGAAAGAGGAGCAAAATCCGCAGGTAGTAGAAGACGAGTTCGATATCGAAGTCGTTGACGACACTCCTGAGGAAGATCGCCGTCCTCCGCGCACGGAAACCAAAGAGCCGGAGCCGCAGGGCGAAGAAGACGAACTGAAGAACTACTCGGAGAACGTGCAGAAGCGCATCAAGCGCCTGAAGTACGAGTTCCACGAGGAGCGCCGACAGAAAGAACGGTCGGAGCGGGAGAAGGCTGAGGCGCTGAACTATGCCGCCGTCCTTCAGCAGCAGTTGGAGCAGTTCCGTCAGCAGAACGAAGCCAGTCAGCGTGCGCTTGTGCAGACCTCTGTTAAGCAGAAGGGTTCTGAGCTTGAAGCCGCCAAGCGCCAGTTGAAAGAGGCGTATGAGTCTGGCGATACGGACAAGATGGCTTCGGCGCAGGAAGCAATTGCAGTGCTTGCTAATGAAAAGCGAGTCCTGGAATCGTACACCCCGCCGACTGGGGCCAGTGTAAGCTATCTACAGCCACAGGAAACACCACAGCCTCAGTACACTCCCCAGCCTGCACCGCAACCTCAGGCTCCTCAGGTGTCCGCTAAGGCTGTGTTGTGGAAGGAACGCAATCCGTGGTTCGGTCAGGACATGGCGCTCACAGGTTACGCTATCGACATCCACAACAAGCTGGTCAACGCTGGAGTTGATACGGAGTCTGATCAGTACTACCAGGCCATCGATTCTGCCGTGAATCAATTCAAGAACAACATTCCTGGGACGCAGGAAAAACCTGCTACCCCAGCACCCAAGCCCAAAAACGGTGTCGTCGTTAGTTCGTCTCGGACGGCTAGCGGCCAAACCCGCACCAAGGTACAGCTTACGGAATCGGCCCTTGCCGTCGCCAAGCGCCTGGGGATCACACCCCAGCAGTACGCCAAAGAACTACTGAAGCAGCAAAAGGAGATGGAATAACATGAAGCCGAACCGTGAGATGGAGACTCGGGAAACTGAATCCCGCGTAGAAACCTGGAAGCCCCCCTCGCTCTTGCCCGATCCTACCCCCAGCACTGACTGGGTATTCCGGTGGATCCGCAAATCAATCCGTGGCGAGTCTGACCCCTCCAATGTGTCCATGCGTCTTCGTGAAGGATGGACCGTTGCGAGAGCGGAGGATCACCCGGAGATCATGGCTGAGATCGTGATGAACGAATCGAAGTCTGGCATGATCGAGATCGGTGGCCTCATTCTCTGTAAAACCTCTCGGACGATGGCAGAGCAAAGGAATCGTTATTACGAGGACATCACTCGCCGTCAGACCGATGCGGTCAACAATAATCTCATGAAGGAAAATGATCCTCGTATGCCGCTCTTCAAGGAGAGTAGCTCGAAGGTCACCTTCGGAACAGGAAATTAGAGGAAGAACATGGCTGCTACTGCTACTCCCTATGGCCTGATCCCGTACGAACTGGCTGGTGGCGCTCTCCGCGCTGCCGCTCGGAAGTTCCCGATTGGTGCGAACAACACCAACGCCATCTACTTCGGATCTGCCGTAAGTCTGAACTCTGGTGTGATCACCATCATCGGTGCCACGCCCACCACCACCCGCAACACGAATACCCCGGTCGGCATCTTTGTCGGCTGCGAGTACGTCGATACGACTGGCCGTCCGACCTGGGCCCAGTACCTCCCGGCTAACGCCACGACGGCTGGCCTGACGAAGATCGTCGTCTACGTTGTCGATGACCCCCGGGTTGTCTTCAAGGTGCAGGCTGACGAAGCTGTTGCTACGACTGCCCTTGGCCTGAACGCGCCGCTGGTGAATGTGACCTCTGGCTCCACCGTCAGCGGGAACTCGACCACGGCTCTCGACGGTTCGGCTGTCGCCAGCACGAATACGTTTGCTGTCAAGATCATCGGCTTTGTGGACTCGGTCTACTCTCAGCCGGGTGATGCCTATACCGACTGTCTCGTTATCTGGAACCAGGGCGTCCACGCCTACCAGAACGCGACGGGCGCGTAAGAACTGAACAAGGAAAGGAGATAAATCATGGCGATTACTCGTTCACAGATGTTGAAAGAGCTTGTCCCTGGCCTGAACGCCTTGTTCGGTCTGGAGTACGCTCGGTATGGTGAAGAGCATAAGGAGATCTTCGAGATCTCTAGCTCGGAACGTGCGTTCGAAGAGGAAGTGAAGCTCTCGGGCTTCGGTACGGCCCCGGTGAAGTCGGAAGGCGGCGCTATCGCTTACGACAACGCGCAGGAGGCGTACACCGCTCGGTATACGCACGAGACGATTGCTCTCGGTTTCTCTGTCACTGAAGAAGCGATGGAAGACAACCTGTACGTCTCGGTTGCCCAGCGGTACACGAAGGCTCTGGCCCGTGCGTTTGCCAACACGAAGCAGGTGAAGGGCGCGAATGTTCTGAACAACGCGTTCAGTGCCACGCAGCTTGGTGGTGATGGCAAGCGTCTGTGCGCCACGGATCACCCGCTCATCACGGGTGGTGTGAACTCCAACCGTCCTACGACCGGCGCGGATCTCAACGAGACTTCGCTGGAAGCTGCGATCATCCAGATCGCTGGGTGGACGGACGAGCGCGGCCTGCTGATCGCTGCGAAACCCCGGAAGCTCATCGTTCCCCCGGCTCTGATGTTCGTTGCGGAGCGCCTGTTGAAGTCGGTTCTGCGGACCAACACCGCTGACAACGACATCAACGCGATCTACAACCTGTCGTCGGTGCCGGAAGGCTACACGGTCAACCACTATCTGACGGACACGAATGCGTGGTTCCTGAAGACGGATGTGCCGAACGGCCTGAAGATGTTCGAGCGTGTTGCGCTGAAGACCTCGGCGGAAGGCGACTTCGAAACGGGGAACATGCGGTACAAGGGACGCGAAAGGTACAGTTACGGTTTTAGTGACCCGCTCGGCATCTTTGGCTCCCCCGGTTCCGTTTAGCCACTGAAAACAAAGGGCTAGTTTTGAATTGACTGCATTGGAATCTTGGCTTAAGATGATTGCATGGAAATCATCTCAAGAGATCAGGCAAAAGATTTAGGACTAGCCCACTACTTTACAGGGAAGCCCTGCCCTAGAGGACACATTGCTGAACGCTTTGTGTCCTCTTTTGGTTGTGTGGAGTGTAGTTTCGAGAACGCCAGGAAATCACGCGAGTCCATGTCGGAAGACAAAAAGCTCGCCATGCGCGAAAAGAAGAACTCTATACGGCGAGAAGCCGCCGCCAAGAAGAAGCGCATCAAGGATTTGATCGAGGCCGATAGACTGAATTCCGTTCGAGAGAAGATGATCTCTCTTGGATTCGATCTCCCGCTCACTCGTGGGGATGCCAAGGCTTGTGCGTCTAAGTTCTACTTCAATGGGATCCCTTGTCAGCGTGATCATATCCATAAGAGGTATGTTGATTCTGGTGGTTGTTATGTTTGCCAGAAAGAAAACAGCAAGAAGAATAGGCTAAAGCCAGAACAAAAGCCTAAAGTCCTCGCAAGAAAGAAGAGAGACTACGAGAAGCACAAAGAAAAGCGAAGGGCGACGGCTAAGGCTTATTCTTCAAGGAACAAAGATTCTCTTAACGCAAAGGCTAGGGAATACCAAAAGAAGAACCCTCACATCCACCGCGCCACCGGCTCCTTCCGCCGCGCCCGACTCCGCAGCGCCACCCCACCCTGGATCACTCCCCAGATGCGAGAGGAGATAAAAGCTCTCCACGCAGAAGCAGAGCGATTGGAGCAGGAAACTGGTATACAATTCGATGTAGATCATATTGTTCCGCTTGATGGAAAGATCATCTGTGGACTCCATGTTCCGTGGAACCTCAGAGTCATCACTCACTCGGACAATATATCCAGGCCGAAGCACTTCGTTGAGCATCACCTAGCTGAGTGTAAGGCCACAGACAACATCAACCTCACCCAGACTGCTACAGCAGACGTTATGGGAGACTGAGTGAGTTGATCCCCCATAAGGAGTTACGATGGCTAACACTTCGTTCAATGGCCCGGTTCGGAGCCAGAATGGTTTTTCCGGGTACAACCCCGATGCTTCCGCGAACGCTTCGCTGACCCTCTCGGCGCAGGGCACTGGCGTGGTTCTGAACACCACGAGCGTGACGTTCTTTGAGATGAGCCCCGCTACGGTCGCGACCGCTGGCGCTGTCACCTACACCGCCGCCCAGATGAAGACTGGCTTCATCTTGCGCGATCCGAACGGCGCTGGTCGCTCTGATCTCTTCCCCACTGCTGCCGACATGCTTGCCGCTGTTCCTGGCGCTGTCGTTGGCACTACGTTCCGTGTGACGATCCGCAATACGGCTGACGCCGCCGAGACGATCACGATGACGACGAACACTGGCCTCACGTTGAGCGGCACGATGACGATTGCTCAGAACGCCCAGAAGGAGTTCTTGATCAACTTCACCAACGTCACCTCTGCGTCGGAAGCCGCGACGATCTACAGCATGGGTAGCGTGACGTTCTAAAAAAGGAGGGTTGCTATGGGTAAGCCCGTTCGAGTTACGGTGACTGGGGTTGCTGCGAGCAACCCTATTCCTTTGAGTACTTTGACTGATTCGCCGTTCAACGTAACGCTTGGCGTTTACGGCGGCGCTGGGTGTACATACACGGTTCAGTTCACCTTGGACGATGTGTTCGCGCCGTCCTATGTGGCTGGGTCTGGCAAGTGGATTAACCATCCTGACGCTACCACGCAAACTGGGGATACGGTCGTTATGCTCGTCGCTCCTGTTACGGCTGTGCGATTGAACCAAACAATCGGCGCGGCGGCGAGTACGTTCTTCGTCTGCCAGTCTGGGAACATGCAGTAGGAGGTAGGGTATGGGAAACATTACGATTCAAGGCGATCTGACGGGTGATGTTCCGGGTGGAGAAGTCGGCGGCGCGTCCAACCTAACGACAGCCGGAGCGATTCCTTACGTCTCTGCTGCTGGCGTGTTGAATCAAAGTCAAATTTATTGGGATACTTCAACTGGAAATGTCGGAGTTGGATTCAGTACTGGATTTAATGAGGCTTTTGAGGTTCGCAAGACTCTTTTCTCTGCTTCCGGGAACACTTACGGTATAAGGTCTACATTTTCTCTTGATCTTCCTACCAATTCATATCAATTCGCAGCCCTTCTTGGCGAATCGATCATACCTAGCGGTAATTCTTCCAATTTCAACGGTCTTGTCCGTGGTACATACTCTTATGTTCGCCACGACGGAACCGGGACCATAGCAGAGGCTGCCGCTGAGTACCCTATCGTTAGGGTAAACGGTAGCGGCGTAATCACGTCTGCTCACTCTTGGTATGATTCCGTAGCAACGGCAAGTACTGGAAGTATTGGAACGATGTATCACCTTCGTGTGAGTCCTGCTGTTCTTTCCGATTCTTCTTCGGTTGGAACGGAGTATGGTCTTTATATTGGGAACATAACCGCCCCAGTCAGTGCAAACAGGTGGGCAATCTACACAGTAGGATCAACCAACAAGATTCATTTCTCTGGTCCCATAGACAGTGATTCGTCAATGGAGATGAATGGGTCTTCTCAGTTTCGGGCTGATGGAAGTGCGGCTTCGCCTGGGTTTGCCACTGCTGGGAACTCTAATATGGGGATGTTCCGAGCTACCTCCAATACTCTTGGCTGGTCGACGATTGGATCTGAGAAGATGCGGTTAACTGGGGTCGGTAATCTTCTCATCGGCACCACCACCGACTCCAACTTCAAACTCGACGTAGCCACTTCCGGCAGCGCGGGTACGGCGCGGTTTTACGATCAAACCGCCACTACCGGCGTAACGAAAGTCGTCGTTCGCGCCGGGGCAGGGCAGAGCACAAGTAATCTTCAGGAGTGGCAGAGCAGTGCGGGGGCGGTCTCGGCGCAAGTCAATAGCACTGGCGGCTTTTTGGGGTCTGAGTTTGAAGTAAGTTCGGTATGGAATGCTGGCTCCTCTCTTCAGCGGATGAGAGATACATATAGAATAAACTGGTCATCTACTTCACTTTATTCTGGCACAGCCGACATTGGTTTAACTCGCAACACTGCTGGTGTATTGGAAGTCAACAGCGGCACCGCTGGCACCTACCGCGATCTCATCCTGCGCCGTTCTCAACACAACGGCGTCACTGTGGCCGACCTCCCTGTCGCTGCCGCTGGCAACGCTGGCTCCATCCAATATGTAACCGATGCCAACGCCACAACGATTGGTTCTACCGTCGCTGGTGGCGGCGCAAACAAAGTCATGGTCTGGTCCGATGGGGCCGCGTGGAAAATCTTCGCAAGCTAAGGAAAACAAATGCCTACCGCAAAAACTGTTCAACCTACTGCCAATCCTTTGGCTACCAAGATCACGCCCATCCTGAAGTTCTATATGGATGACGGCACGATCATCGAACGCGAACTGAAGTCTGTGCCGCAGGACGGCGTGGACTCCACGTTCACTTGGGTTGCTACCCAGACGAAGCCGAACCCGCTGGATCCCTCCGGCCCTCCGTGGAACAAGTGGCAGAACAGCCCGAACGACACGCAGATTGATATCGCCTGCAACTTCGCGAACGATCTCATCCTGCTTCAGATCAAGCAGATCGTCTCTGTCGCGCCGCCTCCTTCGGTTGTCGCTGCCAGCGAAGCCGTTACTGCTGCTCAGGCTGTCTATCAGGTCGAGCTCGATAAGGCCTGCGGCTTGATCGATCCTCCTGCCCCATCTGTTTAAGGTGACTCTGTAGTGCAGTAAAGGTACCATAGAGTACATGGAAACCAACAAACCGCAAGACCTCACGACTGATCAGAAACTTGAGATTCGCGATATGCAGCTTGAGATGGCGAACATTGCTATCCAGCAGGCGCAGATCGTCAAGGCGTTCGACGAACTCAAGAAGAAGCACAGTGACGCTGAGGAGAAGATGAAGCAGTACAGTTCTACTCTGGCCTCCGAGAAGCAGCTTGAGAAGTGGGCGCTTAGCGAGAAGCTGGAGTGGGTTGAAAAGGTGTAGCAATGTCTTCCACCAATAAGTTTAAGAGAACATCAGGCGGCGGGATTCAGTACCGGGGGCATACGTTCCCCGGTTTCAACAAGCCGATCAAGTCCAGCAAGCCCGAGAAGAAGAAGATGGTACTCGCCAAGGAAGGCGATCAGGTTAAGCTGGTCCACTTTGGTGATGCTTCAATGGGCCACAACTACAGCGACGCTGCTCGGAAGAGCTACATGGCTCGTAGTGCCGGTATCAAGGGCAAGGACTCGAAGCTCTCTGCGAACTATTGGTCGCGCAAGGTGTTGTGGGCTGGCGCTGGGGGGAGCAAGAAGTCTCCTCCCTCTGGCAAGGGGAAGTACTAATGCTCAGTGACCTTGAGTCTAAGAAGATGACGGCCTCTGGATATGTCTTCCAGGGGCCGGGTCGCGTTATGGGGATCTTCCTCTACGCAAAGCAGGAAGGAACCCTTGTCCTTCGGGATGGCGGCGCTGGCGGGACGATAAAGATCGATCTCACCTGTAAGCACGATAGCGGTGGGTACATCAATCTCTCCGGCCACGGGGTTCGCTTTAGCACGGATATCTACGCATCTTTGACTGCTGTAGATGCGGCTACTATATTCTGGGGGTAATCATGAAGGGTCAAATGAAGATGTCGGCGCAGCAGCAGGGCAAGGTCGGTAAGGTCATGCACGAGTTCAAGGCCGGGAAGCTGAAGTCTTCTTCCGGCGCGAAGGTCACGAACCCGAAGCAGGGCATTGCTATCGCGCTGTCTGAAGCTCGGAGGATTAAGAAATGATCGGTCGATT